GGAGGAGAACAAATGTTTAGTTTTAAAGGCTTTTTCACAAAGGAAAAGAATACACACCTTGAACACCTAGAAGATGATATAATCAATCGAGGGTCAAAAGGCGGCGTCAACGCAGTAAATTTCCTTAACGCAGTAAGAGATATGCTTGCCGGTAATATAGGCGGTAAGTTAAATATGTCCGTCAAATGGGACGGTGCGCCAGCTGTATTTTGTGGTATTAATCCAGAAAACGGCAAATTCTTTGTCGGCACAAAATCAGTATTCAATAAAACTCCAAAAGTAAATTATACTAATACAGATATTAGAAGAAATCACGGTGGTGATTTAGCAAATAAACTTATGGTATGTTTAAGAGAACTACCAAAATTAGGTTTAAAAGGTGTATATCAAGGTGATTTATTATATACTAGAGGTGATTTAAAAGGCGCTAGTATAGACGGTGAAAAGATGATAACTTTTACACCAAATACTATTACATATGCAGTACCAGCCGATAGTGATATTGGTAGAAAAATTACAAGAGCAAAATTAGGTATTGTTTTTCATACAGTTTATACAGGTAAATCTTTAAGTAATATGACAGCAGGTTTTGGTAGCATTCGAGGCCAAGGTCCTGCTTCTATATTTTTAGCGTCAGCTTCATATCAAGATACATCTGGTTCATCTACTTTTAATAAAAATGAACTTAGTAGATTTGACGCTTTAATAAGAATGGCAAATGGTTCGTTATCAAAAGCAAAACCAATGTTAGATGAAATATCAAGAAATTCTACTGACCCTCTATCCGTAGGATTTAGATTAAAAACATATTTCAACTATTACATTAAGAACTCAAAATCAGGCATGGATAAAGTAAAAGTTATGCAGGCTGGATTTAGAGATTATTATGAGAATATATTACAAGCAGAAATTGACGCAAAGAAAACGGACCGAGGAAAAGAAAAGTACATAAAGGCAAAAGCAGAGGGTCTTAGATTTATTGATAGAAATAAATCGGCTCTCTACTTTGCTATTGCAAGTCATATTAGTTTAGCAAATGCTAAAAACTTTTTAATTAGTAAACTTGCACAAGTACAAAGTATAGGTCATTTTTTAAGAACACCAAATGGTTACAAAGTAACAGCACCTGAAGGTTATGTTGCAGTTGATAGAGTTGCAGGTGCAATTAAATTAGTAGATAGATTAGAATTTAGTAGAGCAAACTTTACTGCTGAGAAAGATTGGGTAAAAGGTTAATGAAATCATTTAAGCAATATTTTTTCGAAGCAATAAACGGACCTAAAGTTATTATGATTGGTGGTCCTGGTTCTGGTAAATCAACTTACTCAGAATTAATTACAAAAGAATTAAATATTGCACACATTTATACCGGTGATATGATGAGAGCATTATCAAAACAAGATACACCAGATGGTAGAAAAGTAAAAGAACTATTATCAAAAGGTGAATTTGCTCCTACACCGATTGTTATAAACGCAGTAAAAGAAAGATTAAAAAAACCAGACGCACAAAAAGGTTATATCTTTGATGGTTTTCCAAGAAGTGTACAACAAGCAGAGATGATGGAAAAGGCAAATATAGAATATGACCATGTTATTAATCTTCAAGTATCCGAAGAAGAAGTGATTAGAAGATTAACAGCAAGAGGTAGAGCTGATGATAAACCAGAAATTATAAAGAATAGATTAAAAGTATATCATAGAGAAACAGCACCATTACTTACATATTATAAAGATGAAATAATAAATATTAAAGCGGAAGGTAGCACACCAGAAAAAATTAGTAAAGAGATTATAGGTAAAATTCAATGAAGAAGTTTGAAGACATAAGATATTTAGAAGAAGGTTTATATGACCCTAATATATTTAAGGCTTTCTTTTTAGCAGGTGGTCCAGGTTCAGGTAAAACATTTGTAACAAGAGGTGCTTTTGGTGGTACAGGTTTAAGAGTTGTTAATTCAGACCAATCATTTGAAAACGCATTAAAGAAAAATAATTTATCTCTTAAAATGCCAGATAGTGAGGCAGAAGCTCGAGATATGTTAAGAGCAAGAGCAAAGGCAACAACTGATAGAACCATGGATTTATCAATCAAAGGTAGATTAGGTATGGTCATAGACGGAACTGGTAGAGATTATGATAAAATTAATGGTCAAGTTGCACAATTAAAACAATTAGGTTATGATTGTTACATGATATTTGTTAATACAAGTTTAGATGTTGCATTAGAAAGAAATAGAAGACGAGAAAGAACTGTACCAGAATATATTACAAAACAATCTTGGACAAAAGTACAAAGTAATATAGGAAAATTTCAAAGTTTATTTGGCATGGATAGTATGATTATTGTTGATAATAGTAAAGATGATAGAGAACTTACAACTATTACCATGGGTAAAGTTGATAAGGCAGTTAGAAAATTATTAAGAAATAAAGTTAAGTCATACACAGCAAAAAGATGGATGGCTTCAGAAAGAAAAGCAAGACGAAGATGATAAACTTTAAAAAATTTATGAACTTACACGCAGACAAAAAATGTCCACCTGGATATAAGTTTGACGAAAAACTAGGCGTGTGTGTACCAAAAGGAGAAAATAGATATTATCCTTATTATGGTTTAGGTTCTAAAAGTAATGGTGATACATCTAACGGACAAAACGGTAACGGAAATGGTAACGGCAATGGCAACGGAAATGGTAATGGTAATGGTAACGGTGGCAATGGCGGAAACGGTGGCGGAGAATGAGATTTAAAGAATTTATAGATATTGATAGTTTAAGACACGCTAAGATAGAAGAAAAGCCTGTTAGTAACTATAAAGGTGATTATAAAGAATTGTCTATTGCAAAACCTAGCTCAAACGGTAGTGATAAAACATATCAAGAATTAAATGATATGCAAGATATGTTTAAAGATAGAAATGAAGTTATAGAAAAAAGTGTAAAAGACCATGACTTGGAAGTTGGTTATGCTGTAAAACAATATTTAAAAAATAATAAATTAGATTATAAAGAAACAGATGTAAATAAAATTGCAGATATAGGCGGTGGTATTGCAAGATATTATAAAAATAAATTTGAAAGAGTTAGACCATATCAACTTGCAGAGGCATTAAAAATGAAATTTGACCATATGCCTTTAGATAGTGATAGTATGAAATCACCAGCTTATCCATCAGGTCATAGTTTACAATCAAGATTAATTGCAGAGTATTATGCTGAACAATATCCTGAACATAAAAAAGGTTTGATTGCAGCTGCTGAAGAAACTGGTAAAGGTAGAATATATGCAGGTTGGCATTATCCTTCAGACCATGAGTCTGCTGTAAAATTAGCAAAACAAATTTATCCTAATATAACAATGAGAAAAACATTTAAAGAAAGTATCATTGATATACCTAGAAGAACTTATGCACCAAAAGTTTTTGATAGTGCTGATACAAAAGACCCTAAAATTAAGGCAAGTGTTAAATCACAAATAGATAGACAACTAAAAGAATTTGAATCAGAATATCCTATTTTAAAAACTTCTTTAATAGGTTCTATATTAACAAAGAGATATAGAAAAGACGCAGACTTAGATATCAATGTATTATTTGATGTGCCTGAAGATAAAAGAGAAGTTGAAAGAGAAAGATTATCTAAGAAATATTTGTCTGCTAAAAATCCAGATAACATACAAGGTAAACTAATACCTGGTTCTGACCACCCTATAAACTTTTATTTTATTACAGATAAAGAAACTTATGATGACCAAAATAAAAAGGCAGACGCAGTATTTGATATAGAAAAAAATGTGTTTGTAAAAAGACCAGAAGATTTTGTATTTGATAAAAACTTATATGTAAAAGACTTTGATAAAAAAGTGCAAGAGTTAGATGTAATTAAAGGTGAATTAAAAAGAGATATAATAGATTACAAAGAACTAGAAGAATTAGAACCAAATGAAGTATTAGACTTGCAAGATAAAGTAAAAGATAAATTAGAAGAAATAGAAGATAGTTTAGAACAAATAACAAAAGTTGGAGACGGTGTTGACGCAGATAGAAGAGCTGCATTTGATTCAGATATGACACCAGACCAAATACAAAAGTTTGGTATCAAAAATAGATTACCAAAAAATGTCATCTATAAAATGTTAGAAAAATATCATTATATCAAATTTTACAAATACTGTAAAAAAATATTAGATGATGGTGTTGTTACTGACAAAGAAATAGATGATTTAGAAATACATGAAGCAAGAGGTAAAACTATTGCATTTACATTTGGTAGATTTAATCCACCAACTATTGGCCATGAGAAACTTATTAATAAAGTAAAATCTGTAAGAGCAGATGATTATAAAATATTTTTAAGTAGAAGTGAAGACCCTAAAAAGAATCCATTATCGCCAAGACAAAAACTGGCGTATATGAAAAAGATGTTTCCTAGTCATGCTAGAAACATAGAAATTAATCCTACTAATATGATATTAGACATAGCAACTATGTTACACAATAAAGGTTATTCAGAAATCTTTATGGTAGTTGGTAGTGATAGAGTAAGAGAATTTGAAACCATACTAAACAAATACAATAATGTAAAATCAAGACATGGTTATTATAACTTTGATAACATTAATGTATTGTCAGCAGGCGAAAGAGACCCGGACGCTGAAGGTGCTGTTGGTATGAGTGCAAGTAAAATGAGAGCTGCGGCTGCCAAAGGTGATTTAAATAGTTTTAAAAAAGGATTACCTAGAGGTGTTGACGCAGATTCAATAATGAAAGATGTCAGACGAGGAATGCGATTGGCTGCTAACTATATGTATGTACAAAATGTTAGACCTATTGCCAGCATGGAAGAGTTTGAACAACAACAAATAAGAGACCTTTATATCAGAGAACAAATATTTAACATCAATGAAGAAGTTGATTATGTAAAAGAAGATATAAAAGGTAAAGTAGTTAGAAAAGGTACAAACTATATTGTACTAGAAGATAAACAAAACAATTTACACAAAGCATGGATATGGGATTGTATTCCTATAACAGCAGATAGAGAGGTAGAAGTGAGAGAATATGACACTAATGTTGATTATGGCTTCGAGGCCGTATCAGATATAAAAGAAGATTTAGACGCACAACCACAAGATAAAGATGTTAAAAAGGTAAAAGGCACACAGCCTAAGAAGTATTACAAATCTTTAAGTAAAGACACGAAAAAGAAAAGAGCGGACTATTTCAAAAATAAAGACACAACTAAAAATGATAATAGACCAGCACCAGGCGATAAAGGCGCTAAAACAAAACCTAGTATTCATACACAAAAATACAAAAAAATGTTTGGTGAATTTAAAAATGATTTAGGTGAGGCGTGTTGGAAAGGTTATAAACAAGTAGGATTTAAGAAAAAAGGTGACAGACAGGTACCTAATTGTGTGCCTGAGAGTATGAGTCTTGAAGACGCTAAAAAGGTTGAGGGTTATGTACCAGAATCATATGAGATTGGTGCTGACTATGCAAATCACACAAAAGATATAACTCCAGGTGAAACACCTAATGAAAAACCAGTAGATAGTAAAGTCAGAGCTAGCCAAGCGGCCGAAAAGGTAACTGAAAAAGATATAAGAGAATGGGCTGCTTCAGATGATACCGTTTATAAATATAGGGAACGATATAAAGAGGAAGCAACAGCTAAATTAAAAGAAGTCGTTGCTAAGATGATAGAGAAACTATAATGAAGACCTTTAAAGAGTATGAAGATATAGATAAAGTATGTGAGGATACCATCTTTGAACATGAGGCCGAAGGCATTTATGAGGCTGAATATCAAGGGAAAAAGGTCAAACTTAATGACCCAATTAGGGGTGGTAGTAAGAAGTTTTATGTATATGTGAAGAACGAAAAAGGTAATGTAATTAAGGTTTCTTTCGGAGATACGACAGGTTTAAGTATTAAAAGAGATGACCCGGCACGAAGAAGGTCTTTTAGAGCAAGGCATAATTGTGATAATCCAGGTCCTAAAACAAAAGCACGATATTGGTCATGTTATCAATGGAGAGCGGGAGCAAAGGTAAATAACTAATGAGTAGATATAGAAAATTAATGAGCGAAGCGCTCAAAGAGGTTAGAGCATTTGAGGATGCTGATTATCTTAAGCCTAGATTAAATCCTCAACAAATAGCAAATATTAAAAAAGTTTTTCAAAAGAAAAAAGCTTCTGATATAACTCAATCTGTAAAAGATATGATTAAAAAGATGGATATTCCTACTCAATTAGCCATCAAACAAGCAGATATACCTCATCTATCTAAACTAGTTGAAGAAGAATTTTTACCAGAATTTAATGTAGACCAAATCAAAAAATTACAAAAAGAATACGAACCTATGAGAGGCAAAACTATATCTGTTACTAATGCTAATAAATTAGGTGCAATGTTCACAAAATTTGATAGAGATAAAAATACACTAGAAAAATTATATGGTGCTAATATACCTTTCTTATCTACAATG